GCTAATCTTTTTCTAGGTAAAGGATAGCCACCTTCACGTTCAACGTCTTCTTCTGTAATATTAAGAATAACAAAATTACCAGAAGGTTCTTGGTGTTTTATAAACGTATCAAATACTTTAAGTTTTAATATTTCTGTGGGTGTTGATTGAAACACTAACGGCAGTGCAAGAATTAATAGTAGGGGTAGTATAAAAAGTTTTTTCATCCATCATTTTGCGTAATAGTTATAACACTATCGCTTCCTCCATTCACCTTGATTATATTAGATACTCCGTCTTGTATCAAAATTACAGTATACGCATCACTACCGTTCAAATCTACTCTTACGCTTTCGTTTACTTGTCTTCGTAAACTAATAACGTTGCCTGTTATTAAGGCAGTTATTTGGGTGTCTGGGTCTTTACCTAAAAGAGTTCCAGATATTTGTGTGCTTGTGGCTTGGGCTAAAGCGTCTTCATCTTCTGCTATGGCTAATGCGTCTAATACATTAAGAAGGTCTTCAAGATAATTTACATCTAGAAAATTAATATCGAGTTCTGTAAAATCTAGTTCGTCCTCTGATAAGTAATCTTCTGCTAAGTAATCAATATCTAAATCGTTAAAATCTAAAACACTGTCTGTTTGAACAGTTGTGGTTTCTTCTTCTACACGTTCTTCTTCTTTAGGTGGAGTAACTATTAACATATTATCAATAATATCTAACGTTAAATCTAAAATAACTGGTTTGCTTGGAGATGACTCAAAAACGCTAACAGTTGTAGCTTGATATGGTTTATTTAAAAGTACCGTACCCATAGCCGTAACCACTTCTATTTCACCACTAGATAAACCTGAAGCATCTGGCAATAATATTATAAGACTACGACCTAGTTCATCTACTGTAGCTGTAAAGTCTGTACCTCTTATTGCTATATTGGCTGTAGGAGTTTTAAGAGTAATATTTTGTTTATCTATGCGGTTTAAATTACCAGTAATAAACCGTGCTGTCCCAAGACCAAAGGTAAGAGCCATTTTAGATTTGCTTGGGTCAGGGTCATAAATATATTCATCGATAAGTAGTTGCGAGTGTTCAGTTAATTTTACTACAGACTCATCTAAAAAAGTAATAGCCATTCTACCATCTTTAGTAATAGCTTCGTCATTACTTTGTATAGCAAATTTTACGTTAACGTCGTATGGCTTGTCTCTTACTATTTGTGCTGAACCATTTAGCTCAGAAATGTCTCCAATGTCAACAGCTTGTGCTTGTACCTTGGTCGTTTTGAACGACACAAACAGTAGAAGCAGAAGTGCCAGAGATTGACATAATTTTGAGCCAGTCATTATCTTGGGTACTCAGTTGTTGAATATTAAAAGTTCTTGAACCGCCTGTGTGGTCTAAATAAAAATATCCACCTGCTGATGCGTTCACACCCGTACCTGTATAAGTAACTGTATTATCAGAACCATCTATATCCATATAGTTAGTAGCACCATCAATATTAATATTAGATGTTACTGTGTTATTAGAGCCTTGAATAATCCAATCTAAATCTAGTGATGCAGCTATAGCTGATGTTCCTTGATTTAATGTAAAGGTATTACCACTGCCAGTAACAGCTACGTTTTGATTAGAGCCGTCTGAACTATTAGCGTTTGTAGGGTCTACCTGAATCGTAAAAGAATTTGTACCGCCCGTAAAGTTATATACACCTGTAAAGTTGTCAGCGTATATATCACCAAGAAATTTATTAGTAGCACCAATCATATTAATGTCTAGCGTCATGGTATTTCCGTCTAAATCAAAAGCAGTTAAATCACCTGCAGAAGAACCTAACCCACCAATAATATTAGATATACCAAGCTGTTCTAAATCTATGTTAGCCCCAGTACCTGACTGGTCTACATAAATTTCATTGTCCGCAGCGTATAACGGTAATAAAACAAAACACAGCAATAATTGTATGTATCTGTTCATCATCATAATTTCATTCTACCGTTTTTTCTTCTATTTGTAAAACCCAGTAACCTTTTTTGTAACCTAACTTAATTATCTCTAATACCCCGCCTTCAATAGCTTTCATTAAAGCAATAGTAGAAGACTCGTTTCTTGCGTTACCTGCTTCTATTTCTACAAGTTCAGTATTCATTTCTATAAACCTAAATACATCATTAGATTTACCATAGCTGAATATAGTTTTCTGACTCAATACTTCTAATAACACCTCGCCTGTTGCTACAGAAACCATCCTAAGGCTAACTGTTATATTATCCTCTCTGTATTGCACGCTATTGCCAATACCAAGATAACGAGCACCGATACCTCCTGATTCTAAATTAGCTTCATAACTAATAACAGCACCTTCTAGCAAAACACCTGCAAACAATAACGGTGCTAATTGTTTTTTCTTTTCTTCGTCACTAGCAAATTGTTCTCTAGCTGACCGTATAAGTTGTCTTTCTTTTGTTAAATTATCTAGCCCCACACGTTCTACAACCCTAAAGAAATTACTGTTTCCTGCGTGTTTAAGTGCTCTTATAAGCAATGCATTAGGCTGTTGGGTGATGGCTGTACTAAATAAAGCAAACTCACTATTGCTTTTTCTTTGTCCTGTTTGGTCAGTAAAAGCTGAAGGATATACAGCTACAACAGGACTTACTTTAGGAACAGAAACATCACGTAAATCAATGGATTGTAAATCTTGTATATTTACTACATTGTGTCTTTGAAACCTATGTTCGTACGTATCTTCAACTTGGTCTAACGTAGAACAGCTAGAAAGTAAAAGTACCAATAGGAATTGTAATTTCAGTAACTGTTCCATCTGCTTCCGTAATTTTTAACGTTAATGTAACACCATCGCTTGTGTACTCAATAATGTTTCCTTCTAGTTCTATTGTACCTGAATCAGAAGGTGTTTCTCCAAAGAGGTTGTTAACTAATTGTCTAGATAGTTCAGCATAGACACGTGATTCAAGATTTCTCATGAATCTAGCAAGAGTGGAATTTTCTTTTTCTCTTTCTATTTCATCTTGCAAGGCTTTAATTTCTTCTTTAATAGTCAGCTTACGGCTGAACTCTTGGTTTTCTATAGTTAGGTAATGAGATGATGTACCAACGCCGTTAAAACTAGGTGATTTAAACTTATGAACTATTTGGTCTGCTTTAATGTTTTGTACAAAAATACCTATAATTAAAACCGCCCCTATGAACATAATAGCCCAGATTATTTTGTCTTTTTCTTCTTCAGGTGTCATTTACGTCTCCTAATGTAAAACTCTTTCTCGTTCTTCAGTTTCATCTATTCCTATAACTATTTTAGCTTCTCCAACGATAACTACCCCATAGGCTTCGGCTTCTAGGTCAGCTTCTTCAAAACTGTTAGCGTATATAAAAGGACCTTCATATATTTTATCACCTACTTTAAATTCTGTTATATATACTTTTTTCATTAATCTTTTCTTTGGTCTTCTCTGTCCGCTTTAGCTATTTTATCTTGATTTATTAGGTGAGGAACTCCTAATATCGTTTTAATCATAGTATCTTGTCTTATGATTTCATTATCGAGGCTTCTGATTCTATCTATCAAGGCTACTAAAATACCATGTTGTGAATCAAGTTTACCGCCCAATCTTTCCTCTAACTGAGTTATTTGACCAGCAACTTTTTCATCGACTACATCTAACTTACTTTCCATACCGTCTACAATACGCATTATAAGTTTATAAATAAACCAACCAAGTGCACCTGCTGCTGCTATTGGAAAACCAACTTCTTGTATTAAGGTAACAGCAGACTCCATTAATAATCTCCCCAGATTTTAACTTTAGTACCTCCGTGATACTCAACTGCATGTCCTTCTTTAATTAAAATCTCACAAATATCTTTACCGTCTTCTGTGTATGGTATGCCTAATATTCTCCCATACTTGCCTTTACCTAGAGATTTTACTTTTAACTTACCCGCACAAAGTTCTTTTAATCTTTCTTTAGCAGCAAGTCCTAGTTTCTTTTCTGCTAAATCTCTAGTCCTAGACTCAGGAGTATCGATACCACTTAAACGTACTCTTTGTTTATGTAGTTTTACATCAAAACCTAAATCAAGACAGCAATCGAAAGTGTCTCCGTCCACTATTCTTTCTAGTGTAGCATTATATACAAATGCATCTGGTGCTTTTTTAGCCATTTAACATTTCCACCTTTTACGTGCTTGACGTAATCTTGAATTAGGATTTTTAGCCGCTTTAGGAAACTTTTTCATTTGTCCTGCACTTCTAGCACAGTAAGACTTTCTCCTTTTTGCTGCTTTACTTCCTTTTTTAACTTTACCTGTGACAGCCCCTTTAAGTTTAGACCCTGGGTTTTTTCTTTTATATGCTGCAATACCTTTTTTAGTCATGCCTGCACCTGATTTAGTTTTACGGTAATTACCGCCTTTACCAGTAGTACGTCTTATAGATTTTTCCTTTTTCCTAGGCATTATTTCTTTTTACTTTTCTTCTTAGGCTTCTTAGCTGTTTTAGCAGAACGTTTAAAAGCAGCTGCTGTAGGAGCACCTTTGGCTCCTTTTTTACGCATCTTTTTTCCTTCTTTACGTTTTTTATTTATATTGTAATAAAGACCTTTTTTAGCAGTTCTGCCGTCTTTAGTTTTATGTGTTTTCTTTTTTGCGGGCATTTTATTCTCCTATTTTTTCTTATGTACTTTTTGTACTGCGAAATCTGCTGATAAACTTGCACCTTTATGTTTTACAAATTTACCTGTGTGTTTCATTAATTTAAACGATTTGCCGTTTTTCATCCAATGATATCCTTTTGGTGCTTTAACTTTCATACTAGGCTCCTAAAACTCTATCTTTCAATCTTATCGCTCTAGGACCCACTTGTATAGCCCAACGACTGTCTAACATTTCAACCGCTGCTTTATCCCAATCTTCTTTTTCCATAGCTGCTAAAAAATTTTTAAATTTCAATAATCTTGTTATGCCTAAATTAAAACACATATTAGCCATGACTCTTTGTAAATCTTCAGGTAAGTCTTTCCACCAAACCAAGTTTCTGTTTAAATCGTTTATAACGTTTTGTATATCTTTTTCAAAACATTCATCGATTCTTTCTTTAGAAACAGGCGTGTCCACGTCTTGTCCGTGTTCGGGGTCTGTTTCTAGTATTAAATGACCTATTCCAAAAGTAGGGTACCCTAGATGGTCTAAGTATATTTTATCGATACACCCTTCATCGAAAGTTAATTCTTCTTGTAGCTTTTTTAAATCCATAGTCTCACCTTTTACAATATTTTTACTGTTGTGTCTCCACCCGTTGACACACTTACTTTTCCCAGAGAGGCTACTCCCTGAACTCCTTTTTCTGTTCCTGAATAAATATCTGACCATTGTTCTCCTGTCCATAATTGAAGTTGTTTAGTAGATAAATTCCAAACAATATCTCCTGTATTAAACTGGTTTATATTTCTTTGAGACTCATTAATATTTACAGTAGAGCCTACGTTTACTTTATTTAAACTTAATTCTAATATTCTAACTAAACGATTAAATATTGCAGGGTCGAGAGGTCCTGTAGCTACAGGAAGTTTCGTTTCTAATAGCTTAGACATTACCTCATTCCGTCAGGTTTTATATCTATACGTGTTGCTCCTAATCTAAAACCCATCCCTACGTCGTTAGTATTTGTATCATTAGATTGAACTCTCAATACGGCTTGTCTTCCTCGTACACGAGTATCTATTTTAGTAGTTACCGAAGTACATGCACTGGTAACTGCTGTAGTGAGTTCTTCACCAGGAAAGTTTCTTCTTTTTAAAACAATATCTAAAGTTTGTCCTTCCGCTCCTGTGTTCGCAGAACCTGTAAATTTAACATCAGGAATTATTCGGCTTATAGACTGATACATATCTCCTTCACCTAAATCGAAATCAGCAGATTCTATAAAAACATTAGTCATTGCTGAGCCGTCGTTATCATTACCCGTTTCGTGATTAAACAAATAACCTGTGTAATTAGTTGTATAAGTTGCTTTAGGGTCACTAAAAATACCTTCGTCTATCCAACAAGTTCTAGAAAGTTCTCCTATCATCCAAAGATTTTCTTCATAGTTATAAGTAACATATCTATCGATAACATTGCTATCCTCCGAACAATAAAACCAACCAACTTCGTTAAATGCTTTATTAACAAAACCGAATATTTGATAACTTTGTGTTTGATTTAAATCAGAAAATACATAATCGTCTACAGTACAAGGAAGCTCTTGTATGGCTCCTGCATAAGAATAAAAACCTTTTTTATCCATCCAAAACACCCCTTTAGGAGTATTTAACATAGCATTAGGTCCAACAAGACCTACGCCTTCATTAACTAGATTAATTGAAAAAGTAAAAGGCTGACCAACAAAAGTCATGGAATATAAAGACGTATCTGTCCATATTAATGTTTCTTGTCTTGCTCTAACCGCCCCAACGATTGCAGAACCTGCCGAAAGCCTAAACGAACCTGCTGTATTAGTAGATAAAGGTTCCCATTGTTCTATATTTTCTTGGTCGCTCCAAGCTATAAACATAGGGTCTATAGCCCCTGTTCTGGCTGTACCTGAGTCGTTTATAGGGTCTGCCCCAAAACAAATAACGTGCCTGTCCACGTCTGATACCATAACTTGTAAAGCTAACGTAGGTGTTAAATTAGCTCCTGGTAAAGCAGATAAGGCAACAGCTTTTGTTTCTACTCCATTAGTTTCATCCCAATAAAAAACACCTGCTCCACGTGCATTTATAACTAAGTCTTCACCAAAATTATCATGTGACCAAAGTCTTAGCTGATTAGCGGCGTCTAGTGGTGAAACGCTTCCCCAAGTTCCTGCTCCCCAATAATCAGAACCCCAACCTGTAGAAGGAACGTAAACATCAAGCCCCACGTTTATTTGATATGTACCTACTGTGTTACTACCACCGTTTCCAGTATCTGAACCGTTTGCGGTAACTTCTGTTCCGCTAGTATCTTTAGCTACAATAGTATATGTATTTGTTGTTACAGCAACAACTTGATATTCTTGATTTAAAACTTCGGCTGTTATATTACCGCCTAAAGTAGCTGCTCCACTAAAAGTAACAAAATCATTCGCAACGGCTCCGTGTCCTGTATCGGTTACGGTAATGGTTGAAGAACCGTTAGTTGCTGCAAATGTTACGTCTCCTGCAGCCGTTGTAGAACGTATTGGCGTTACATCATTAAAAGATGAACCGTCTACGACATAGTATTTCCAAGTAGTTCCTAACCCTAAATATTTAGTTCCTTGTAGGTCTACCCAAGCATGAAGTGCTCGTCCTGTAGCTTTAAAAGTGTCAGTGCTAGCCTTAACCCACCCGCCTATTTTTTCGGGTAAGCCTTTACGAAAACGAACTAAATTAGAATTTACCCAGCCACCTTCACTAGCGTAATCAGTAGCTTCTTTGTTTATTCCTGGTTTAAATAAAAGTTTTTGAAGAGGCATTAAATCCTCCTATACAAATTTAGCTAAAAATACAACACCGACAATAAAAGGATAGACCGCCCAAATCATATTATCTAGTTTATCAAAACGTTTTGAGCCGTCTTCCAGTCTTTTATCAATACTTTTATATAATGCTTTACATTCTCTTTCATGAGATTCTATAGCATTTAAAGCATCTTTAGCAGTAGCCATTATTTATCTTTGGCTTTTCCAATATTTAAAGCTAGTAAATCAATAAACTTATAAAGTTTACCAATCCAAGCATCGTCTTTGGGAGTGGGCGTTGAAGCAGCTACTATTGAAGCAACTGTTACTATTGTAGTAATCCACATAATTAAATCTACCATCTATTTCTCCTCTTTTTCTTCTAGAACCTCATCAGCTTTTTCTTTTGTTGAAGCTATAAAAGTATTTTCAAAAACAGTTAGAGCTGCTTGTATTTGGTCTAAATCAAACTGAATTTTAGCTTTTTTATTTCTTAAATCAGTTATTTGATTAGCTAAATATTTTTGCTCCTCAGTCATTTCTGTTTCTAGAATTTCGTTATCGCCAATGACGGCTTTATTTTCTTCTTTTTGCATTTGTGCACCTCCTTAGGTGATGGTTTATTAAAATTAACTATTGTCAGTTATGTACTTTTTACCAGTAGCAATAGCTGCAACGTGAGTAGTCTTTTTACTATCTGCTGCACCTTTTACATCTGGAGTCTCATCATCACTATCAACAGGTGCATATTCTAAAATAAGTTCTAAGTGGTCTACGTTCCTTTGTACCATCTCGTTTATTTCAGACTGCTCCATTCCTTCAACGTTCCAAGTTCCAGCTTTTACACCGTCAATTAATGTTACGCTATCAGTTCCTGCTGCTAGACATTCTGTTACTGTTTGTGCCATATTATTCTCCTTTTAAAGTT